GAAAGTGATTACCGAAAATCCTTGACAAAACAATTTTTATCTGCTATCATTATAAATGAAAGGTGTATAAACCTTTCTGTTTATTTGTAAAGGCGGCGGAGAATCAAAACGCATTAGTAAAGGTGGGTGCCACCGGCGAGGAGTCGGCCGCCAAACTGTACCGGGTGGATCCGGGGTGCGACTTCTCCGCCGACCGAATTATGAAGTATTATAGTTTACGCAAATGTTTATCATATAACCGCTACCTAAATATTTTAATTGGTGGCCGAGGTATAGGAAAAACATACCAGTTAAAAAAGTATGTGATCGAGCAATACCTGAAAAGCAAAAAACAATTTGTATGGGTTAGACGATACAAAACAGAGATCAAAGAAGCCACAGATGGATTTTTCACTAAGCACAAAAATAACTATCCCGGCCACAAATTTGAGATCAAAGGCAAAACCGCCTACATAGACGGCGAACAGGCAGGGCGATTCATCGCACTGACGAACGCCGATATTCTTAAAGGCTCCGATGATTTTTCAGCAGTAACAACAATAGTCTATGATGAATTCATCATTGACAACAAATCCTCATTCCGGCGCTATTTGCCGAATGAATTAAGAGTATTCACTGATTTGCAAGAAACAATATTCCGAACCCGCCAAGATGGCAAGGTGTTCATGTTGGCAAACGCCTTGTCAATGGTCAATCCGTATTGTTTAGCATTCGGAATAAAATTTCACTATAACCCATTATTCAAAAATGATTTAATATACGCAGAAATGCTATCTACTACAAATGAGTTAGCATTTGCAAAAGCCACAACACCACAAAACAAATTAGCAACAAAATATTTACCCGAGTATAACGAGTATGCCAACAATGAATCATTTCTAAACGATGACTATTCACAAATCGAACGAAAACCTAAAGATTCAATTCAACTTTTCAACATTAAAACCAACAACAATATAATATATTTTTTCTTTGCTTCTTCTTCGCAAGCATTATACGCCTGCAAAACAGGCGACCCTAAGACAAATCCATTAACTGTAAACAAAATAGCAGAAAACAATAGACCGCACGCAGGAGCCGAAATAAAGAAGATCAAGTCCTTTGCAGTGGCGGGGCGATTGTTTTTTGAAAATTTACAGATAAAAAGTGAAGTAGAGAAAATGATATATAATAGACTATGAAAGGAGCAATAACAAAATGAGTTTATCTGTCGAACAAATCAAAGAAATTGTTGACCGCGTAGCAAAAGCGGACGATGTAACCGAAATCGGCCCCGATCTTGCAACAATCACGGACACCTTTGTTGATTATGCAAGCGAGATTGAACGCCTTACCGCTGACAATGCAAAACTGGTTGACGACAATAACCGCATTCGCGAGATCAACGGCAACCTGATGATGAAAGTGGGCGAAAAACTTGAAGTTGAAAAGCCAGAGAGTGACCCGCCCGCCAATGATGAAAAATCACCTGATGAAGTGATTGAGGAGTTAAAGGAGGAAGAGTTTTTCGATGAGTTCTAATAAGAAAATGACCGAAGCGGCAAGAGCGCAAAAGACATTGAATGCGGTTCGATCCATGATGAGCGAATCCGCGCAGAACGATGTCCCTGTTCTTGCCGATGGTGACGATATTAGCAAATTCGCCAATCCGATTCTAAATTACAAAGCGCATACCAATGAATTTATTTCTGTGTTGGTAGATAGAATCATGTTTACCGCAGTTGAAGTAAAGCGCTATTCAAACCGGCTTGCTCGCCTGAAAAAAGGCCGCCCCTATCCGTTGGGCACTGATGTTCAGCAAACATATGAAAACCCTGTCAATCCCATGGGTTATAATGGTGAAAATCTATCCGGCATTTTGAAACTGTACAAGGGTGACACTAAGGTGGCCTATTATAGCAGAAACCGGCAGGATGTTTTTCCGCTGTCTATCAACCGCGAAGAATTGATGGGCGCTTTTGTATCCTACGAAAGTTTTAATCGCTTTGTATCTGCAAAAATCAACTCTGTTTTTTCCGGCAATGAAATTCGCGAATTCAATTTGTTCAAGCAGGCCATCGTTGACGCATACGCAAACAATGTTGTCCTTGGCCGTAAAATGGCAATGCCCGCCACGAAAGACGAAGCGGAAGATATGGTAGCAACAATTCGCGAAACTGCCATGAACATGACTTTTCCGTCAACTGCCTACAACAACTATATCAACCAGCCCGGCGCAGTCGGCGACCCTGTGGAAACATGGTCTGAAGCTGACCGCATTGTAATTATAATTCGTTCTGATTTGATTAACAAATTGGGTGTTAAAGTGCTTGCAATGGCGTTCAACATGGCCGAAGCTGATTTCCGAAACAATCTTATTGTAGTCGATTCTTTCGACTATGACAATTACGATTTGGAAAACAGAAAGCGCACCGGCAAAACCTTGTCCGATATTGGTTTTGTGATTTGTGATGAAGCCTTGTTCCAGGTGTATGATAACATTCAAACCGCGGCGGAAGATTTCATTGGTTCTTCCCTGACCTGGCAGTATTTCTTCCATGTGTGGCAGATTTACGGTATTTGCCCTTTTGCAAACGCCATGGTATTTGAAGTGCCGAAAGCCAACGCCTTGCAGGATTTGACAATCACCAATTTTCATAATCCAAGCGGTGAAAACTTTGTTGAGCTGAAAGCGGCAGACGCAACGCAGACGGTTGATTATGCAACAATCCCCGTTGACTACAAGGTGAACAACATGCGCCTTGAATTTGAGCAAGTGCTTGAAAGTGCGGCAAAAGATAAAATCACCGCTGAAACCTTGGCCGATTATGTGACAATCACCTTTGATCCAACCGCAAAGAAAATCACTTTCACCGGTCATTCAACTGCCGACACAACGCATACGGCAACGGTTCTTTGCAACATTATTGCCGACGGTGTAGCAACACCGGTTGCGGTGGTTGTAAATTTTACAGTGTAACCGTCATGTTGAAATATAAAAAATTTAATCATGACGGAAGCCTTGAATTTGATTGTCCTGCCGCCGGTGATTATGGGGTAAACTTCATTGAAACACCCCCCGAAACAGAAGCAAGCGACACAAGAACGGTTCCGGTTCTCTCAGGTGAAACATACGGAAAGACGGAAAATGTAAACGGATTGTTACAACTTGTTGATGTGGCATATGACAATGTTGAAGCGGGAACCTTTGAACCGCTGGGGTACAATGCGCTTTCGCAAGTGAGCGCCAATGAGTGGATCAATCGTGGTTTTTATGATTTGGATGTATCAATCACCGGTAAAAACAATGATCAATTCAAGGTAACAGTAGAATCAACCTATCTTCACGGCGTTGCTGGATTTCTTGATTTGCCGCTTATTTGCACTTATTGTTTATATGTATATGACAATAAGGCAAATGTAATCGGTAAATATGTGTTCAGTATAAGAGTGACGAAAAAAACCTAAAAGGAGTAAAGACAATGGCAGTAACACATCCAACAACACGATTGGATCTTTTTACAGTTCCATGGGGTAAACCAGAGGAATGCCACGCCATTGTTGATTTCCCAACGGCGGCGGCGCAAGTCGCCGCCTTTGATGATTTGGCGAAAAAAGGTGTAAGCGCAACTAAATTCAATTACATCAAAAAGGATCAAGCCTTTAGGATCGAGGGGAATTTCGCGCGCTTTGAAGCATTCAATTATTGCCGCTACCAAAACCGTGATTTTGTAAATCGTCAGGGAAACAAAAAATGGTATTATGCATTCATTGACAGGGTTGAATATATCGCACAAGACATTGCAATGATTTATATCACAACCGATTACTGGCAAACCTACCAATTCAATATAACTTACTATAAATCGCTTATTGCCCGCGCTCATGTGAAAAAAAGTGAGGACACCGTAGGCCGATGGCTTCAACCTGAACCGGTGGGAGCACCTGCCGATTATGAAAAGGAAATTGAAATTTTTTCAGGTGGTGATTCATGGGTTCCTTATTGGTCGATTTTGAGCGTGTCAAGGCCACCCGGAGCAGGTGAAACCGATTGGGTTTATGGTGGCTATGGTAAGTTGGAGTCAATGACTGGGCAATATGCGGGTTTTATTTATGATCATAATGTGATTCAAAAAATAATAGACGCATATGCAGGTACAACGGATCGACGGCAGGATATTATAGGTTTTCGTTGCGTTCCTTATTGGGTTTATTCAAAGTTAAAAAACACTGGCTGGATTGTACCTATCACTGTTAATGGCGTTGAAATAAACTATTGCAAGGAAAATGTTACCATGATTTTAGATACAGAAGCAGAAATTGCCGGAAACACATTAGCGTGCGGCTATTCCCCGCGAAACAAAAAAATGCTTACTTCAATGTGTCGAGTTTATATTGTTTATAATTATAACGGTTTTAGCCAACCTTTGCGACCTGAGTTCATTAAGGGAAATTCAATTAAAATGACCGCAGAAATGCGGCCTATTGGGTCAAATGGCTTTAAGTTAAAGTTGAAAAACTATTCTAAGCCTGCCGAATCGGTTTTCGATGTACCGTATTCCTTTGAAATGCAAATCGGCTACAACGAAAATGGCGGCGTTCAAGGCTCGCTTAACCGTGTTGGTTCAGTTTTGAATGCGGCCGGGGCTGTGGCTGGCGGTGCCGCAAGTCTTGGCGCAAATATTGTAAGTGGCAATGTTGCCGGAGCGATTACCTCCGGAGTCGGTGCCGTTGGGTCTATTTTCAACGCTTCAAGGGATATTGCAAACGCGTTCAACTCTAAGGTTGCCAGCAAAGGAAACCAAAGTGACACAAACTCTATTTCAAGTGAAAACTGTAAATTTAGGTTGGTTGACTGTTCACCCTTATATAACGAGTGCGGGCCGATTGATGATTTTTTGGATTTGTATGGCTATGCAATTAACGAGTGGGGTAAAATCTCCAATTGGAAAAATACCCGGAGTAAATGGAATTACCTACAGACTGTTGATTGCAATATAAAAGTAAATGCACCTGCACCGGAAGCCGGTTCAATTCGCGGTATGTTTAACGCAGGAGTCACAATTTGGCATTCTATTTCCGATTTTGGGAATTATTCTCTGAATAACAATTAAAAGGAGGGATAATAATGGAAAATCCGGCAAGCGCAAAACCTTTTGCGCTTTATCACAGCCCAGCAACAAACGGTACTTTTGCCGGTCAATTCAATTCAATCTTAACTGCAACACAACTAAACCAAATCTATCAATGTTACTTCATGAATATTGCCGCCACAGTGTTTGAGTGGGAAAACCTGCCGGAGACGGTGGACGCCGACTTTTTAGAGTTTGCATTGATCCAAGACGGCAAGGCCGCGTTCTGCAACGATCGTGACCGGGGGTTTTTAGGGCTACGCGCGGCGGATCAATCAGTTCTAAATCTGTACGGATACCCGGTCAAAATCAACGGCTACGGAATCAACTTCAATCAGGAATACAACGCAGATGATTTTGTTTTAATCAAAAACAATCCGATGTGGACACCAACACTTTTCTATATAAACTATTTTGTTGACAAAATTGCCAAAACGCAACAAATTATTGATATCAATGTAAACGCCCAAAAAACACCGGTAATTCTAAAAGGTACGGCAAATCAAAAATTAGCGCTTGCGAATCTGTTTGCAAAATATGACGGATCGCAAGGCTATATTTTCATTGACAAGGATAATGATTTTAATGATTGCTTTGATAGTGTGAATACCGGCGCGCCGCTGGTAGCCAAAGATCTTTATACCTTGCTTGAAAGCTACAAAGCTGAATTTCTTTCATTTCTCGGTGTGAATAATGTGCAGAACGAAAAAGCGGAACGCCTTATCACCGATGAGGTCAACGCAAATAATCAATTTGTGTCTATTAACTTGGAAACAATGTTATATGAACGGAAAAACGCTTGCAAGCAGATCAATGAGCGGTTCGGGTTGAATATTTCCGTAAAACCGCGGGTACAAAGTGAAATAATCGAAAGCGACAAACCCGCCTTTGATGACGCAGTTAATGACGATGAACCGCAGGGGGTGGAGTGATGGCACGGTATACCACAAGTTTGGAAGTTGTTGTAAACAACTTATGTAAGGATAGAAATGAGGGTTTATATAACCGTGTTGATTCAGCTCGTGAAAAGATCTTTAACTTCTACTATCCAACGCCGCAGAAAATCGAGGACTTCAAGCGCTATTTTGAAATCCTGTTTATTTTTCATTATTTAACAGACGAGTTTGCTTTTGAAACTTTCTATTTATGGAAAGTAAAACTTCAATCAAAATGTATGGAAGTAATGCCCGGGTACGCGAAAGCTTTTGATGGATTCGCACAAATGACCGCAGATTTGGCGGTTGCAAACCAAAAATTCAACCGCAAAACGGATTCAAACGCCACAGGGAAAAGCAAGTCAACCGGTTCTTTCTCAAATCAAAACGATTCCAATTCAACCATGCGCGGGGCGGCAAGTGATTTACCTGGCAACATGATGAAAGCAAAAGATTTCAACTCTATTGAGTACGCAGACCGGGCAAATCTTGACACCGCGTCCAACAAAGCAACGGATAAAGGATCAACCACCACCGCCAATGACACCACAACAAAATCAAACCAAATAGAAACAATAACCGGTTTAACAATGCCCGCCGGGGAAGTGTTCCGGCAATATAAAAATGAAGTAAACGGTCTTTATTCTGAATTGCTCGATGAATATAAAGATCTGTTTATGCCACTATGGTACTAAGGAGGAAAAGTATATGAATTATCCAAAACCCGATGTTGACCCCATCGCGGTACTTCGGCGGTTTTATTGCAACCGAATTCTGCCACAAGTCTACGATGATTCATTATCTTTTGAAGAATTGCTTTATGGCGTTTTGAAAAAGATGAATGAAGTCATTGAAAAGGTAAACAGTTACGATGAATTGATAAACTATGTAATTGATTTACTTGAAAACCTTGATAAGCACATCAAAGAAACAGTCACGGAGCAGTTGCAAAAATGGTATGACGATGGCACCCTGAAAGAAATTCTCGCCGTGATCTGCGATCCCTATTTTGACGAATTTCGAAAGGAAATCGCTCAGCTGAAAAAGGATTTTGTAACATTCAAAAATCAGCCGCATTCCACTTACATTGATTTTGAGCGCTGGCTGTTGGGCTACACCTATCGTGGTGAAAATCTTGCAAACGCCGATCAGGAAACAAACCGGTATCCAGTAAACCAAGGCGGAGCACGCTATACAATCGGCGGGAATCATTATTACGCTTGCGCTTTTGTGCCCCGGGGGCACACCTTGGAGTTACACCCCACCACGGCGGCGGTGGTGATCTTCAACTATTCCAACGGTGCACAAGTGGCGCGCCGGGATATTGAGGGTTTAGGACACGCAAATTCCATTGTTTACAATTCAAAAAGAAACAGTCTTTTTGTTGCCACAAGTGAATTGAACGGTTCCCCCTCTAAGACGATCTTTGAGTTGAACCCTACAACCCTTGCAACGATTCAAAAGTATTCAGCCCCCGCCGGGTATAATGAAAGCGCGGTATCTTCTGTTGCTTACGATCAAACTAACGATCAAATGTACATTTCCCAAGGTTTGAATGTATATGAATGGAATCCCGCTACAAATACCGCTTCAAATATGGTGGCTCTTTCAGACCCTGGGTTTGATTACATTATGCAAGTTGTTAAGGCAAACGCAACCGCTTTTGTAATGCTCACTTATTCCCCGAACACGATTCGCATTTACGATAAAGCAGGTGTTTATATTCGGCAGTTTACAATTCCGCAGTATTTGGACAATCAACGGTTTTGGTCGGGTGAATTTGAGGATTTAACCGTAAACGATAAATTTTATGTGTATGCAAATTCACAGGGCATTACTGCCGTAAACCCCACAGATTCAATGATTTCTATTTGGCGCGGTTCTCTGTTGCAGGGTACACCGTCCTCCATTAAGCAGACTACCACACAGGGGTACGGTGCCGGATATTCTACATTCAACAATATTATATATGTAAATAATAGCGTTGATAACGGCGGAATATATCACATGAACCGGTCACCCGATGGGACGAAAGACAACCCATTTATTCAAATTTTTCAAGCGATGGATTTACTCGCCTGCCCGATTTATCACCAAGAAGTAGAGATCCGTGTTAAAGCAGGGTCAAATTCGTACCGATGGTTCAACATTGCAAACGGCGGTAATGTGTACATTACTGGGCGTTATGATTCAAACGATCCGCCCGCTACAAGGCCGCGGCTCATGGGTTTGGTAATGCACAACTGTAATTCGGTGACCCTGGATAATTTGGAAGTGGCGAATTCAAACACAAATGAAGCAAACATACCGCACACAATCCGCGCGGTGAATGTGAATAAATTACTTTGCAACGATGTTGAATTGATTTATTCCTCCGGAAAAACCGCGTACAATATGCTGAACACAACACTGGTTCTTTCCGGTGTCGGTTCCGGAACGCTGAAAGAATGGCCAACAACGCCTTGTATTCGCTTGCAACGCGGGTCCCAGCTTTACGGTTATGAAAAACACAACATTGGCGTAAATCTTGAATCCGATAACACAATTATTTGTCAAAGAAAAATTTGTGACGCTCAAAACAGGACTTCCGGGTCGATTAACACCACATCCGATGGTGGGCTGCAACCTTGGTCTGCTGAAATGATTTCAGGCATGGTTCAGCATTCAAGCCGGATAGGGGTTCGCTATCATTCAAGCGCGTCCGGGGTTGAAAGAATCCAGTATTTCTACGGTTTCAAAAGCGGGTCAGCGTTTACAATGTTGGTTACGGAGGGCTCAAACACAATTAAGGTTGCGTTTGATGGTAGCAGGATTTTCACCGTGTCGGATGCTAACGGGCTTGTTGTTGACGGAATTGTTTTTGAGGGGTGATTAGAATTACAGTTGAACAGTTAACTATAATTCTGTCGTCCGCGGTCACGATGGTGGGCACTTCGCTCACCGCGTGGCTTGCAAACTCAAAAACTTTGTACAGAATTAAACAGCTTGAAAAGAAACAAGAACAGTACAACAATTTGCAACAACGTGTTGCTCTGCAGGAGCTGCGCCAGCAGGTAGCAGATCACCGCATTCAAGATTTGGAGGATAAAGTAAAATGAAAAATGTTTCAAAAGATACAATCATTCGCACAATCGTGACTTTTGTTGCGCTTGTCAATTCCGTTTTAACAATGATCGGCAAAAATCCGCTTCCATTTTCGGACGATGAAGTGTATTTGTTTTTTTCCACACTTTTAACAGTGTTTTCCACAATTTGGAGTTGGTGGAAAAATAATAGCTTCACCACTGCGGCTATTGCCGGGGATATTGTTAAAAATGAAGCCAAGGAAAAGGGGTACACGGCATGACTTACGATCAATTTTACAACTCATGCAAAGGCAGGCTAATTGACTATGACCGCGTGTCCGGCGCCCAGTGCGTGGATTTGGCAAAGGTTTACTTAAATTCCTGCTTCGGTATCAAGCCCGGGGCGTGGGGGAATGCGGTTGACTATTTCACAAGTTTTGAAAAAAGAAAACCGCTTGTTGAAAACTTTGAAAAAATTCAAAACAACCCTACGTTTGTACCATTAAAGGGTGATATTGTTGTATGGGGGTCAAAAATCGGCCCTTACGGCCATATTGCCGTAGCCACTGGGAACGGAAATACAAAGTGGTTTGAATCGTTCGATCAAAATTGGCCGCGCGGTTCAAAGTGCAAAAAAGTGAAACACACCTACAATGGGGTGCTGGGTGTTCTTCGGCCTAAAATGCGCGGTGCTATTTTTGACTATCCAAAGCCAAAAATCGGATCCACGGTCACATTGACCTATGTGCGCGGGGTGTATAAAGGTGCAGGCGCAAACACCGGACGAAAAAAGATCAAAGATTTGACTTCGGACGGTAGAAAGCATTGTTTGAATCGTGACGATAAAAACAACATTGCTTACCTGAAGCGGGGCACCAAATGTACAATCCTTGAATTGGTTTACAAGGGCAATAAAAATATTTGGGCGCGGATCCCCTCCGGGTGGATTTGTATTTACGATTATAATATTGCTTGTAAACGATATAAATAAAAAAACCGGGGAGAAATCCCCGGGTTTTCTTTATGAGAAAAATAATATTCGCACTTCGGATATGTTTTGAATTGTTGAAAACATTTCATCATTGCAATACACGCATTTTGTTAAAAGAAAACTATTGAATTTGATTTGAATGTTCGTACCGACAAATGTGGTGCCGGAAAAAGTTTTTAATTCAAGAACCTTATACCCTCGATCTGCAAGGATAGCTTGTAAAGCGGTTGATACTGATGGTTGCATTTTTTATACCTCGCTATTAAGCCAATAAATGATTTCTTTGGCGCAACAAAATAGACCTTTGCATAAAGGACAATCTATGCACATGCTTGCATTGCACCGATCTGTTAATTCATCAAGAAATTTTGCCATTTCTTCAACCGTCATGTTTTTGATTTTTTCATAATTTGTCATTTTTTTCATTCACCTCAATCAAAATATATTTTCCGTCTTTTGTTTTGTACGGTTTATTTTTATCGCTTGAATAAGATTCAGGATATTCACATGATATACCATAGCGATATTCACAGTCTTTACATGGAGTAAATGTATTGTTAAAACATCGCTCACGAATAGTCATACACCTAAATTTACGCCTTTTCATTTCTTTCATACCTCGCTTTTAATCCAATCAACTTTTGATTTTTTCATAATTCGATTCAAGCATTCATCATATCTTGAATCGGTTAATATATCGTGAATGTGTAAATACACAACTGAAAAAACAGCCTTGTCCCATGTTTCCTTGTTTTTTAAATCATATCCCTGTTGTTTTAGTTGTGTACTAAATTTTGGGCACAACGCACCAAATGAAAAAGATAAATTCATTATTTATCCTCCATTCTCGGCGGGGCTGGCAACTCTCGCCAATAACTTACATCTTCAACGAGTGCAATACCGTGTCTTATCCATTGTTTGTTCACTGTGTGATACCAGCATTCAAACACATACCCACCGAAACACCCGATCACATATCTACTTGTGTTCGGCAGGCTGTCCTTAACACTGATCCAACCGTTCGGTTTGTGATAACTTGTCATCCCTGTGCACATTTTTCATACCTCACAATTACATTTCTTGCCGCGTGCATTGACTTGGCGTTGGCGTTCATTTTGAATGTTAACGCAACAACATTACTTTCTTCGTGTACTTCAATTAAGTATCTTATTAAGTCCAAAGCCTTGGAAAAATAAATAAGGGATCGCACCCCGGTCAAGGTGTTTGGCGCTCTTAGCGTTATTTCTTTTTTTCCATTTAACACCTGAGTGATGAATGAAGCAAAATAACGCTCAAAAGGCTTTTTTATTTCTCCCTCCCTGTCAAAGCATTTTTCAGCCCATGCAAATTGTTGCTTGATTAAAAACCGGATCACTTTTTACACCTCGTTAATATTGTAGATTGTTTCGTCAAAACTTTCAATTTCACGCAGAATGGAAAAGCGTTGATAATTGAAGCGTTCATATAATTTACACCCAAACCGTATTACATTGTTATAGCCCTCTTCAAATTCATCAATCGCACGATCAACCATGTTTTGATATTCCACCGGTAATTCATCGTATTTTACAATCTCATTAAACCCGGAATCAAAAACAATGATCGGTTTTTCAAGATCAACCCAATAGGCAGTTGCGTATCCGTAGTGACGATCCCATCTTTTTTGGATATTGTTTTTCATAATTTTACTCCTTTTAATTTAGTTGTTTCTTTCCTCATTTCTTGTCTTAATTATACCACGAATACCCAAATCTGTAAATAGATTTGGGCAAATTCGCTTAGATAATCGACACTGTTTATTAAAATCGTGTTCCGCGCTCGCGTATCTTGAATGTAGACTCACTTAACTCTACTCCACCCTGCACGGTTTTGCTTTTCAGGATTCCAAAATATTCTTGTTCGGTATTGAAGTTTTCAAATGTGATTTGATTTTTTACAATTTCATTCTGTCCAAGACCTGCCGCCTTTACATCAAGGTTGCCTTTTTCATCTTCTTCAATGTAAAGTTTTGCGCCTAAAAACTTTGCTCTTGAAAAACTGCTTTCATGTGCCATGCAATTAAATTCTGTGTCACTGATTTTGACCCCCTCCGGTGGATCATCGCCAATTAAATGCAGACTGTCCGTGTCACAGTAGCAACACCGATCAACATTCTTGATGAACAGCGTTTGAATAAATCGCCGGGCATAGGCTGTCACAAATGCGGCCACAGGGACATATACTGTTTTGGCAGGTCGCGGTGTTTCAACTGTTTGGTATGCAAGAATTCCTTTATCGTTTATATATGGCCTTTTTACAAATTTGTCGTTGCTGGCACCAAATTTTCCATAAAGAGAATTTAAGAACAATTTTGCAATGCTTCTTTTCCCTGCATTTTTCTCAATGGTTGCCTGCATTTTCATTTCCTTAAAATGATTTACATAATCAATAAAAATTCCTGATCGGCCTATGAATTTATACCCGCCCATATATTGAATTTCTTTTATATTGTAGCAGTCGTAAAACATTTCTAAATCAACATTGGTTAAATACAAATTTACCATTAAACAACCGGTGGTTGTTATATATTCGCGAGGATTGAAGCGTTTATCATTTTTGATTTGAATTGTAGGGATTTTGCCTTTCTTTAATTCAAATTGCACGGTTATAAATTGTATGTATAATGGATAAATCGGATCATCTTTATATTTCCCCTCAAAAAACACAGGGGTGCCTACCGGATATTTGTTGTTCGGATCGCTCATTACCGAGGGGTACAAACTGTTTACATCGTACACCCTGCCGTGTCCTACTGGTTTTCCTTTGCATTTGGGATTGACATAACAATACCCGCCTTTATAAGCGCGTTTTAACAAGTGGTACAAGTCATCGTCAAGGTGTGGAAAATATGTTAAAAACTCGTAATTTGAATAATAGCTATTTTTCTTATAATAGCGCATAGCGTTTGAAGCTATGGTGTTGCGCTCGTGACCCTCACCCCTGAATTGCTTAATTGCTTTGGCTACAATTATAACATCATTGGTTATATATTCTACTTCTTCCGGGGTCATTGTATAATTGTACCCGCGAAAAGTAGCATAATCAATAGAACCTTTTTGCTCTTTGATTCCAAAAGATTTAGCGATTTGCGAAACGCTCATGTTGAATATTTTTAGGGTATCATAGATTTTAACATATTTTCGTTTGGTGAAATTTATTCTATAATTATAATGAACTCCTGTTGAACTGATTAAACATTCAACGGTTTTTGCTTTTCTTGCTTTTGGATCGTCATTGTATTGCCATTTTGCTACGCGTAATAAATAACTTAAAATATAACTACCGTCAAATTTTAAGTTATGAAAGCCTATCAATGATCCGTTCGGAAGTCCCTGAATTGCTGAAACCCAACTTGAAATATTATTTCCAAATTGAATATTTGAAAGATCATCAACTTCAACAATGGACCACGCCCACACAGACATGGCCCCAGTTTCCGGATCTTTTTGTGTTTCAAAATCGGAAATAAATTCTTTCATGTTATTTTCCCTTTACTCCGTTTATAGCTGTTCGCATTCGATCGTAAGCTTCTTGGATTTGTTGCGGGTCCTTAGAATCATACGCCGCCCATAACGCCTCTACTGCTTCGGGCCAAGCCCTATTTACAGAATCAACTTGAATAAGCGACAATCCGCGCCATTCTGCGTACAAATCCTCAAATCCTAAAGCAATTAAAGCGGTTGCAACATTTTCTTTGAATACCTCTGCCCGCGCTTCGTTGAATGATTCAAAAGTTTCCTGTTGATATTCGTACATAAATTTCTTCAAGGCTTTTGCGGATTTGAATTCAGTTTTTGCAGGTGTTTCATTTTGGATAAATGCCTGAATACTTCTTTCTTGCTGTTTTTTGATAATTCGCGTTGTTTGAGTTTCAATAGTTTTGTATCGTCCTAATTGTATTACTTTTTCTTCACGGATAGCCCCCGCAGTTTCTCTTAGCCGATTTATTAACTCGTTGTATTCCTCCAATGTTGTTATTTTTGCAAATTCTTTTTCAACATTCAACATTTTAGGAAGAACCACGCCTTGATATTTACCGTGTGCTTTCAAGCTGGCGGCTCGGCGAATATTATAATTATATCCGCGAATTACTGTTGCAAGTGCCGCTTTTCTTTGTTTCGTATGAATAAATTTTTTCATAATCATTCACCATTAAATGATTATAGCCCGGTGATACCGGGCTATAATTTTGAGTTTTAATAAATTTACAGTACAGTAAATTTATAAGTGTGGCCGTTTTTCGTCTTGACCTGGCAGGGAACGATCTGTAAGGGGTCAGCAAAATCTGATCCCCAAATAGATCGAACAGCCTTGACACAACTATCAACTCCAAGCGCCATAGACATATATGCGGATCCATCTTCGCACAGGAAGAAATAACGATTGACCGGTTCGCCCTGATCGTTGACAGCGGGCTGATCAATGATCTGTACCACGGACAATGTTTTGTTTACTGCTTCACTAAACGGACTTGCGTTCGTCAGTGCGCGAAAAAGGTTTACTTTGCTTTCGTGGGTTGTTGCGGTTGCAATCAATGCGTTGGTTTCCATAATTGGTTTCTCCTTTTGTTTTAGATTAATTTTGTTTGGTTCAAAAGCGGGCCCCTGCCTTTGATGATTACATTATACCATAGGTGATATGATTTTGTAAAGGTTTTTGAGAGTTCGCTCGT